TCTCCTTCGAGACCTTGGCTGCGCCTGACAACGATGGATCCGGATCTCGATAAGAATCCCGCTGTCAAAGAGTGGATGACGAAGGTTCAAGACCTGTTGCTTCTCTACTTCTCGAAAGCAGAATGCTACAACGCGCTTCACCAGAGCTACTTGGAGCTTCCGGTATTCGGCACAGCATGCACGATCGTTAAGCCTCATCCGGAACAGCTCATCTCACTGCAGAACCTCACAATCGGGGAATACTGGCTGGCCGAAGACGACTTCGGGAAGGTCGATACGATGTATCGGCGCCTGTCTCTTACGGCTAAGCAGATGGTCCAGCAATGGGGCTTTGAGGCAGTGAACAACGATGTTAGGCAGGCATTTGAGAAAGATCCGTTTGCCCGATTCAATGTGATTCATGCAATTGAACCTCGCATTGAACGTAATCCGGATAAACGTGACAACAAGAATATGCCTTGGCAGTCCGTTTATTTTCAGGAAGGAGTGCAGGACAAAGTTCTCTCGGAATCCGGCTTTAGAAACTTTCCGGCACTGTGTCCGCGCTGGATGACCTCCGGCGGTTCGGTTTATGGCCGCGGTCCCGGCGCCAAGGCCTTGAGCGCACAGAAGTCTTTGCAGAGACTGCACTTGAGACTGGCCGAGCTTGTTGATTACGGAACTAGGCCGCCGATTCTCTATCCGTCCACCCTCAAGGATCAGCTGAGTCAGTTCAAACCTGGAGGCCGAGTGGCCGTCAACCCGCAGGAAGCTCCGATCATCCGCTCCATGTGGGAAGTGCGTACCGATCCCCAGGCAATGCTTGCTCTGATTCAATCGACTCGACAGGACATTCAGCGCATCTTCTTCGTCAACGTGTTTCAAATGATCGCGGCCACGGCGAATCAAACAGATCGTACTGCGACAGAGGTTCAAGCACTTGAGCAGGAAAAAGTGATGATGCTGGGGCCCGTGCTTGAGCGATTGCATACCGAACTTCTTGATCCGCTGGTCACAAACGCCTTTGGCTTCATGGTTGAGTACAACATGCTCCCGGAAGTTCCGGAAGAACTCTACGGCAGAGAGCTTTCTATTGAGTATGTCTCCGTTTTGGCCGAAGCTCAGAAGAATGCATCGGCAAACGGAATTGTGAGAACGGCTCAGCAGATCGGCCTTCTGGCTCAGATCAATCCCCAGGCCGTGGACAAGCTCGATGTGGATGCAACGATCGATCAGCTGGCAGACATGAATGGAGTGCCTCCATCCTTGATTGTGACAGGACAGAGGGTTGCGCTTATTCGCCAGCAAAGGGCCGAGCAACAACAGGCACAGATGCAGGCCGCTCAGCTTCAGCAGGCAATGACAAGCCTCAAAGACTTAGGGCAGGCAGCAGACTCTCAGGGTCTGCAGGAAGCGTTCTCTGAAGAGGGAGCGCAGTAAGCGTCCATAAACCTAAAGGCCCCTAAATGACAATGACAGACATAGATGATCCGCTTCTCGAAATCGAACAGCGGGAGCTGGCTGAAAAGGCCGAGAAAGAAAAACTCAAAGAGCTGGAGATAGCCATCAAGAAAACTCTTGAGACTGTGGAAGGCAGACGGGTCTTTCAGTGGATTCTCGACATGACAGCCGTCGACAGCTCGGTTACTTCTCAAGACATGACGCTGATGACGATAGCTTCCGCAAGGCGCGATATCGGTTTGCAAATACTGAATCGACTCAAGGGAATCAATCTCGAGCTGGTTCGCAGAATGGAGAACGAAAAACTAAATGGCTGAAACCGCAGAAACCACTGTCAATGAAGCAGACGCTGCCGCAACTGAAGGCGCGGTTCCTCCTGCAGATCCTACTCCGGCACCCCAGGAGGCAACACCTCCGGTACCACCGGAGCCTGCTGCCGAAACTCCTCAGCCGAAGGCAGACGAACCTGAAGGTATGGGTGCAGAAGAGGAGACGGAAGAGAAGAAAGAGGACGCCGAAAAGAAGGAAGGCAACGATGTGTTGGGAGCACCTGAAAAGGGCTACGACGAAACAGGCATTGAACTCCCGGAAGGCATTCAGCTCGATGAAGGCGCGATCGAAGCTTTCAAAAAGGAATGCAAGGACCTGAATCTTTCTCAGGCCGCTTATTCGAAACTGGTCACAAACATGACCTCTGTTTTGGCAAAGCGTGCGGAAGAGCAGTCTGCTCAGGTCAAGCAGGCCCTGACCGCTGAAGCCAAGGCCGATCCTCAGATCGGCGGTGCGAACTATGCGGCCAACCTAAAGAGCGCCAGCCGCTTTTATGCCAAGTTCTTCGACGCTGAGACTCGCCAGTTCTTTGAGTCTGTCGGTCTTAACCGTCATGCAGGATTCATTAAAGGGTGTCTTGCCGCTCAGCAGGCGCTCAGTGATGACGCCGTCGTAAAGGGCGGCAGGTCGGGTGAACTCTCAACAGCCGAGCGCGCCCGGGCTTTTTTCCCTAACTCAAAGATGAACTAATTTTTAGGAGTAATTACGATGGCTGCTGAATATCCAACACTGGTTGACCTCGCATCGAGACTTGACCCGAAAGGTGAGATTATTCCGATCGCTGAAGTCTTGTCTAAACGAGACCCGATTCTCAAACTCCTCCAATGGAAAGAATGCAACAAGACCGATGGCTACCTTCATGCCATCCGCACTGGCATCCCTGAACCGACCTGGCGCCGCCTTTATCAGGGCGTTCAGCCGCAGAAATCCACGACTGCTCAGGTCACCGATACCTGCGGAAACGTTGAAATGTATGCTGAAGTCGATAAGGACCTGGCTGACGTAAACGGCAACACAGCCGCCTGGCGCCTGTCTGAACAGAAGCCGTTCTTTGCAGGTATGGGCAACGATATGGCCAAGACAATGTTCTATGGTGACATCGATGTTGAACCGGACAAGTTCATGGGCCTTGCCGCTCGTTATAACGACACGAGCTCCACAACTCCGTCCTCTCGCAATGTCATTAAGGCTGTGAGTACCGGAGCTACGACCAAGAAAGTCACTTCGATCTTCATTGTGTCGATGGATCAGTTCTTCGGCATTTATCCGAAGGGCTCCAAGATCGGTTTACAGCACACTGACAAGGGCCAGTGCACTCACATGAACTCTGACGGCTCCATGTATGAAGTCTATCGCGACCACTACAAGTGGCAGGCAGGTGCCGCGCTTAACGACTGGCGCGGTGTGGTTCGTGTCTGCAACATCCCGATCTCCGACGGAGCAGTCGACATGGGTTCCGAAGATCTGATCAAGAAACTGATCGTTGCGAAGAACCGCATCCCGTCTGATCTGCGCACGAACCTCCACCTCTTCTGTGCTGAAGAAGTGCACACAGCTCTTGAACTTGCCGCTTACGCAAAGAGCACGAATGTTCTCAAAGTTGTTGAAGCTGCTGAACAGTTCAAGACCATGTTCTTCGATATTCCGATCGAAGTGTCTGATTCCATCAGCCTCACTGAAGATCTTGTTTCGTAATAGGAGAAAAAGATGAGATTCGATTCCAAGCTTATGTTCAGTGACGGCCAGTCCATCTCCGGGACTTCCGGAACTTCCACAAATACTCTTGACCTGAACAAGGCCGGAGTTTCTGAAGGTGAACTCTACGTCATCCTGAGTGTTTCCGGATCTGCATTGCCGACATCTATTGAGGTTCTCGGCGGATCTGCCAGCACCTCTGTGACTGATACCGTTGCAGCGGCCTACGGTACAGATACAGCAATCAAACTGCCGCAAGGCTGTCCGCGTTATCTCAAGCTGTCCTTTACCGGCACAGCAATGAGCTGCAAGGTGACAGCAGGTATTTCCCTTTGCGCCTCCTCTCCGAAGGGCAAGCGCATCGGCGACTATGCAGCCGAGTAAACAGGATTATTCCAAGCGAGCATTTTGGGGGCCTTGTGCCCCCTCTTTTTTAGGAGCAAACATGTCTTCAGTTGTCGACATCTGCAATATCGCTCTCTCGAGGCTCGGGGACAGAGCGACAGTAACTTCTATCGATCCGCCTGAAGGAAGCGCTCAGGCCGATCATTGCAGGCGCTTTTATCCCATTGCCTTAAAAACTATCCTTGCCACCTATAACTGGAGCTTTGCTACCACGCGCAAAGAGCTAGCCAGATTAACTGCGGAACCTATCGGAGGCGGCTATGCGTTCCCGATTCCTGCGGACTGCGTCAAGATCATCTATGCCTATCCGGTAGACGAAAATGGAAACGCAACTCGACAGACTCTTCATTACGTCCGAGAGCTGATCAACGGACAAGTCTGTTTGGTGGCAGAGCAGAAGCGTATATGGATTAGGTATATCACCACGGAGGTTAAGCCTGAAAAGTTCTCTGATGTATTTTCTGACGCCTTGGCTTTTCTCCTTGCCTCTAATCTTGCGGGCACTGTTGTTCCGGGGATGACGGGTGTGCAGATGGCGGCTGAGATGATGCGGTTTTACGAAGATAGACTGTTAAAAGCACAGGCTCAGGATGCAGTTCAGGACAGAGATCATCTGAGCTATAAGCCTGACTTTATCGGTGACTACGGTGACTGGGGGAGGGACGGACATGAGTGGCTCAACTAAAGTCCTTCAGCGCTCTTTTGCCGGCGGTGAAATTTCTCCGGAAATGTTTGGGCGAACAGACGATACAAAGTATCAGACAGGCCTTGAGACGTGCCTGAATTTTCTCTGCCGTCCCCAGGGCCCGATTGAAAACAGACCCGGCTTTGAGTTTGTGCGTGAGGTCAAAGACTCAAGCAAGAAGGTGCGGCTGATTCCGTTTATCTTTAACGCTCAGCAAACCTTCGTCATCGAGCTGGGGCACAAATACGCCAGATTCCATTCCTTCGGCGCAACGTTGATGAACGGCAATCAGCCATACGAAATCACAACGCCATGGGATGAAGATGATCTCTTTGAACTTGAGTATGTGCAGTCAAATGACATCATCACCGTGACGCATGAGGATTACGCTCCGACGGAGATCCGGAGGTATTCCAACACCGATTGGCGACTGGCGACGATCAGCTTCTCTTCAACTTTGGCCACGCCCACAAACGTGACCGCTGTCAGAGAAACGACTACGGGCAACGAGGATAAGAACGCCGACAAGTACACGTTCCAATATAAAGTCTCCTGCCTCAATGCTGATAAGACAATCGAAAGCGAACCGAGTGCAGCAGTCTCTTGTACCGCCAACCTCTATGCCACAGGTACGACAATCAAAATCTCATGCTCGGCCGTGTCCGGAGCAAGTTACTACCGCTTCTACAAGAATCAAGGCGGCATCTATGGTTACCTAGGAGACTCGGAAACCACATCGATCATCGATGACAATATTGCTCCGAAGACGGACATCACTCCTCGACGATATGACTCAGTTGTCTCTTCCGGAAATTATCCGAGCGCTGTAGGTTACTTTGAACAACGCCGCTGGTTTGCAGGTTTTAAGACTGATCCTCAGCGTGTGGTTGCTACTCGTTCCGGCACAGAGAGCGATATGACTTACTCCCTGCCGTCTAAGGACGATGACCGCATCAACTTTAGGATCGCGGCAACAGAGTTCAATAAGATTCTGCACATTTCTCCGTTGTCTCACCTGATCCTTTTAACAACGGGCTCAGAGATACGAATCAGTCCCCAGAACTCTGACGCGATTACGCCTTCTTCGATTTCTGCTCGACCTCAGAGCTACAACGGGGCCACGACAGTCAGACCGCTCGTTTACAACAACAATCTGATCTTCGCTTCGGCTCGTGACGGCCATGTCCGAGAACTCGCATATCAGTATCAAGCAGGCGGTTTTGTGTCCGGAGATCTGTGCCTGAGAAGTCAGCACCTCTTTGACTTCAAGACGATCAAGGACGCCACGGCACAGAAGGCTCCGTACCCCATCATGTGGTTTGTCTCCTCCGACGGAAACTTGCTCGGCCTCACGTATATTCCTGAACAACAGGTCGGCTCCTGGCACCGTCACAACACAGACGGAGTTTTTGAATCCTGCTGCGCTGTTTCAGAAGGCGTGGAAGATGCCCTTTACTGCGTGATCAGAAGGACAATCAACGGAAGCCAGAAGCGCTATGTTGAGCGCATGAGAACACGAAACTTCAAGAATTTGGCTGATGCCTTCTTTGTCGATTCCGGCGCGACCTACAACGGGACGCCTACGACCACGATCTCCGGAATTGATTGGCTCGAGGGAAAGACAGTTTCTATTTTGGCCGACGGTGCTGTCCAGCCTCAGCAGAAGGTTGTAAATGGCAAGGTCACTCTCAACCATGAAGCATCGGTGGTTCAAGTCGGTCTTCCGTATCAGTCGGATGTGAAAACACTTCCGGTCATCCTCCAGGATCAGTCCGGAGGTATGGGCAGGGTTAAGAACGTCTACAAGATCACAGTTCGGGTTAATAGAAGTTCCGGAATCTTCGCAGGCCCCAGCTTCGATAAGAATGACCTTGTTGAATACAAGCAGAGAACGATCGAGCCCTGCGGATCTCCTCCCGCGCTCAAGTCGGATGAAATTGATCTTCAGCTTTATTCAACATGGACTCGAGGCGGTCAGGTGTGTTTGAGACAGCTCGATCCCCTGCCGGTCACAATGCTGGCCCTGACCTGTGATCTATCAGCTTAACGTCCATAAACATTGAAGCTTCGCCGTTACCTTAAAGAAAAATTGAGGTAACGGCTCATGGGTAAGTACGATCAATATGCTGGCGAGGATCTTGACGTTCCTCTGTACGAGGGACAAGGCTCCTCGTCAAGTTTTTCTAAGATAACTTCAGACGCGGCAAACGGTCTGGGCAGTTTCGGCCTTGGATTTTCGATGGGGCACAATGCGGTCAACGGCATTGTTGCTCCGATCCTTGCCTTTCGCCAGGCGAAGCAGCAGAAGCAGCTCTACAAGATTCAGGGCGAGATTTCAAAACTGCAGGCGCAGTCTTTCCGGACAGCGGCAGAAGATGTTTTGAAGAGAGCTCTGCAGGAAGTTGCCGCAGTTACTTTTCGTGCCGGACAAACAAAAGCCACTACTCGAGTGGCTCAGGCGGCCAGCGGTGTAGCACTCGGAACCGGTAACACTGCGGAAGTGATGGCCTCTCACGACATCGCCAAAGAGATGCAGGTCAATCAAATCCTCGCAAACGCCGTTGCCGAATCTTTTGGCTATCGGCGCAGAGCAGTCAATTACTCAAACAATGCAATCGCTCTTAACGCCCAGGCTAAAAACATCTCTCCCTGGGCGTCGGCCGTATCCACTGGCATGAGCATTCTCATGAATCCGAACGGAGCTAAGGGCAATCCTTTAGACCCTAACTCAGGCTCAACGGGATCCGGCTATCTCGATAACGTCGTAAGCATCGGCAGGTTGTTCACGAGCGGCGCCGGCGGCATGAGCGGAGGAGCAGGAGTCTAAACATGGGAACAATGAAACTTCCTTCAGTTGATAATCCCTACGGCGTCCCGGTTGCGATCTCTCAGCCGGGCGGAATGCAATCTGAAGTCATCACTGCGCCGGAGAGTCCGATGTCAGTTCGGCATGCTGGCGAAGCAATGAATAAATTGTCCGGAGATCTCAGGAATGCCTACGACAAATGGCAGCTGGAAATTGATAAGACTCGCCTGGATGACTTATCGACTCAGCTTGAACATGCACGCATAGACCTCAGAGTTAATCCTGAGAACGGATACGAAAGACTTAAAGGAGTAAACGCACTTGAACGTCCGGACGGAAGAAGCCTGAACGATGAAGTCAGCGATGCCTTCAAACAGCGTTATGAGAAGCTGAGGGAGCAGGCCGGAAATGCCCGAGTCCGCAGCGCCTTTGATCGTCTTTATCAGGCCTCAAGCCTGAAGCTCAATGATCAGGTCAACACCTATGTCACGAGCCAACAGCTCGAATACAAAGACGCAGTTCTTAAAAATCAGCTTAGCCTAGCCCTTAACCAGGCAGCAGACGCCGATCCGGAAACAGCAAAGTCAGGACTTGTTGCGGCTCGTTCTATTGCTCAGCAGATCGGAGACTTTCACGGCACGCCTGTCGACATGATCAAAGTTCTGGGGCCGATCCACGAGCTCCGAGTGAGCAATATGATCGATGCGGGCCAGCTCTCTCAGGCCAAGGCTTACATTGCTCAGCACAAAACCGAGATGGGCCCGAAAGCAGGGCTCAGATTAAAGTCGGCAATGCAGATGGCTTCAGATCGAGCGACTATCAACCGCTACACGGATGAAATTCTCAAGAAGGACAATGGCAAAGCCAGAGAGCTTTTAGACAACATCAATGCTGTTCCGGAAAAGTATCGCGCCGCTGTCAAAAACAAGGTGTACGGAGCCAAGAGAGAGCAGGAAGCGCTTGAGAAGGCGACAAACTACGACAATCTCAATCAGGCTTTTCAGTTCGTAGATAACGGTGAGGAAGTTCCCGCCTCCCTCATGTCGACAATCAAGACGAATGACCGCGTCGGATACGAGAAGATTCAGAGGGCAATCGAGCATCAAAAGTTCCCTTGCACTGAGGATGATCCTGCTGTTTTGGGGAACCTTGAAGAGTTGGCAGAAAGAGATCCGGAAGAGTTTGCTCAGACTAACTTTGATCAGTACCGCGGTTACCTCACAAAACAGACCATCAAGACTTTGAAGTACAACGTCGAGAAACTCGACGATCAGCAGTACAAGGCTTTCATGGCCAAGGTCAAACAGCGCTGCAATGATGAAAAATTCAACGCTAAGAAGACAAAGAATGCTGTCCTTTCTGCTCAGTCTCTTTATGCGGCCAGAACCCAGCAGGCCGAGAAAAACGTCCTGAGCAATGACACCTTGAACTCAATGGTCAACACGGTGTTTGAAGGACAAAAGCCGGGGCTTTTGTTTGGCTACAACGAGGTCTCCGGCGCCGACTTCAGACAAGAGAAGAAGATTGATTGGGAAGCTGTGCCGCAGGCAGGCTTTAGAACTAAGGCCACAGAAGCTGACAGGCTAAGTGCCGTCAACAATATCCGCAGTCGGTACTTCAACCTTCCGCCGCTTCAGAACCTCACGAAGCAGCAGTCTCAGCTGATCGATGCTCGGATGGGCGGTATGCCAATTAATCGTGAGCTTTGGGAAAGAGCTTACGCAGAAGCCAAGAGACAAGCCAAGAACAATCCTCGCAATCCCGCTGTGACGCGTGCGGCAGTCGAACTCATTGCCCTGCACATGGCGTTTGGAGAAAAGTAAATGCCGAATTTTTTCATTACAGACGAACAAGCAATTGAAACTCCGGACGGCTCTATGGAAGTTCCGGGAGAACCGACAACCCAGTCTGTGGTTGCCCAGGAACCCACTGAAGGGCTGACTGTTGAACCGGTCAATCCGGTTCCCGTTCCTCCCGCTCAGCCTTTCAACCCTTACGAGATTATCGAGCGCGACGCATATTCTGCATCCCAATTTGTTCTAGGAAAGGATCCTGGCCGCACGGCGGAAGTTTTAGACATTTCCCGCCAGCTCGGAATTTCTCCGACAGAAGTGGATTCTGATTTTGAAGGATCGAAATACCGCCTTGAGAAACTTCGCACGGCCAACACCTTGAAGCAATCCCCCGGACTTTCTGACTACATAACGAATAATCCAGATAAAGCTCCTGTTCTGAAAAATGACCTTAAGCCGCTGACTAAGACGGACATTCTTCTCAACGAGCTTGCGGAAAAGATGGCCGCACGCAATCCTGCCGAGCCTCCGAAATCTTTGACCTATGCGGATGAAGAAACCGAGTGGAAGCGGGAGGATGAAGACTATGAGCCCGAGGTCAAAACCCTTGACGGCTGGAGAGCCGGATATTTGTCCGGAGAACTGCAGAACGAGCAGGGCCGTATGTATGAGGATCTGCGCTTAGGCAAGATTACAAAAGACGCCGCTTTTGAAAAGCGTTCAAAAGAAATCGATGACACGCTGGCCGCACTGGACGAAAAGTTCAAGGATTCCTGGCTGTCCTATCCGACCATGAAGACGATCGGGCAGATGCTCACGGTCAGCGGAGACACCGCCGCTAAGGGTGCAGCTCTCGGTATGGGAGCAGGCGCCTTGGGTTTGGGTGCCCTTGCGTTAGCGGGAGCTCCTGTTGCCGTCCCTGTCTCACTTGGAGTACTAGGCCTCATGACAATGAGCGGCGCCGTCATGGAAACCTCAAAGGAGGTTGAGGGCGGTCTTGCTTACAAAGACATGCGAGAGGCAGGCATTGATGATGACGTTGCCAGACGATTGTCCGGAACGGTCGGCTTTGTTAATGGCTCCTTGGAAGCCATCGGTGATGCCGTGCTCACGAAGTTCGGAGGGAAGCTCCTTGGCATAACCGGCTTTAAGCAGATGTTCGGCCAGAAGGTCAAAGAAAAAACTATCGAAGCACTTAAAAAGCCGACCTTCAGAGCCGCGGCTGTGGATGTTGCCAAGGCTTTCACAACAGGCCTTGCAACCGAAGTAGGTGTTGAAGAGCTTCAGGAAATTTCAAACATTGTTGCTGAAGAGGCCGCCAAGAAACTCACAAAAGATGTGCAGTTTGATTCCATTACTCCGGATGAAGTGATGGATAGATTGGCCGACATCGGGATTGAGACGATTAAAGGTGTTTGGGCACTGGGTCTTGCTGGCGGTGCAGTAGGTATGACGCGCCACATCTCTAAGATCAAAACCGCCCAAAGGAATCAGGAATTCTTCGAGAACCTTAATCAGATTGCTCCGGAAATAACTGCCCGAGAGACTGCACCCGGAGTTGTCTCCGAGGCCGTTCAGAACCAGGCAGAGAGCGCAGGCAAACCCACGATTTACGTAGATGGGGAAATGTTTGCGCAGACAATGCAAGAGAAAAACGTTCGTCTGGAAGACCTGAAGAAGATCAATCCTGAGCTAGGAAATGCTATTCAAAAAGCCGTGGCTTCGGGCGGAGACGTTGAAATCTCTACCGGAGACTACGCCGCCCATATTGCCGGAACTCCTTTCGGAGAAGCTTTGACTCAGCACCTTAGATTCAATCCGGACGAACTCAGTGCCTACGAAGCGAAAAAGGCACGCAAACTTGTCTCTGACTGGGTTGGCCAGAATGATTGGGATCTTTCAACTGAAGAGGGCAGGGAAGCAGCGACAAAGGAAATCAACCAGGCTGTAAATCAGGTTCAGAAGTCTAAGTATGCGCAGGCCTTCGATGACCTGACTAAGAGCATGACTCAGAGTCTTATGGCCAGCGGAATCAATGGCTATCGAGAAGAGAGAATTGCAAGGCAGTATGCTCGACTGGAGGCGGCCAGTATTGTGCGTCTGGCCAAAGATGCCAATATCGCTCCGGAACGCATTGCGGAATTTGCGCCGAAGATTCAGTCTTCTGCTGGCATTGAACGAACAGAGCTGGTTCAGAAAAGAGCTGGACAGAAAGAGAATCCAGCAGTTTCCGCTCCAGAAAAAACGGCGGAACAAAAACTGAAAGAGGACAGTGATACTTGGGGAAAGCTTGTTGATGGATTAAAAGAAAAACCCACTCAAAACGTGGTAATGCTCAAGCAAACCCCGCTTGTGATGAAATTGATCGGGGCAAAGTTCTTAACGCTTCGGGCCACCCCTCATATGTTCGATGGTGCCCTGCCAGGAGCAAAAAAATCTAGTCCTTCTCACCATATTCATCCCGAGATTTCGAAACGAGTTTTGAAGCAAATTCCAGAAGCGCTGACAGATCCGATTGCAATTTTCAGAGATGATCGGAGAGAAAATACCTATCTCTTCATGCTTGACCTAAAGGCCGAAAATAATCAAAACGTTGTTGTCGCGGTTAACTGAAAAATTGCAAAACTAGAGAACCAAAAGTTTAAAAATCATACTAAATCCTTTTATTTCAGTGGAATAGAAGGATTTTTTATGTTATACTAGATTACCTAACTGGATAATCTATTTTAATCATGAAAACGCCTAAGCTTCCACCGCTCATCATTAAAAAGAGCCCTTCGGCTTTTTACGTTTACACCTACAAGAACAGGTGGGACTCTGAGAAAAAGAGAAGTTATCGAGCCAGCTTCAAGAAGGTCGGAACCGTTACTTCAGGCGAGAAGGAAGGCAGGATCCGCTGGGATGACCATTTTTTAGCTGAGCGCCCGGAATTAAGGGACTTTATCTGCGAGCGCAAAGGTAAGGACTATGTCTTTACTCCCATGAACGAAGGCGGTTTTACACTCTCTCAGGCAATGGAAGTCAAACAACTGCACGCGGGAGCTACGTGGGCGCTGGATCAGCTCGTTGCGCAATCTCCTATTGGAGAAGCTCTCAAAAGAGCCTTCCCACAGCGACGGGACTATCTAAAAGTTTTATCGGTTGCGTACTTCATAATCCTTAATCAAGACAACAATATTTCTAAGTATCCGACCTTTGCCGAAGCAACACGTCTACCTTGGGGAGCGCCTTTGCATCCCTCCTCAATAGGCAGGATTTTTAGAAAAATCAAAAAACAACAGATAGAAAATTACTTCTCTGCTGTCCAGGAAGGCTTAATAGAACAGAAGAAAAAAGCTGGGGACGATGACAAGCTGACATTGGCTTTAGACTCGACCTCCATTTCCAGCTACGCTAATAAACTTCCGAACGCAGAAAGAGGCAGGAATAAGGACGAAGATAACCTTCCTCAAATTAATCTGCTGATGTTGGTTGAGTCCAAAAGCGAGCTGCCCATCTTCTATCGAACCTACGACGGAAACGTTCCGGATGTCCAAACCGTCAGACGAGTTATCGCCGATAACTCCAGACTGGGCATCCAAAATGTTGTCCTTGTGTCTGACCGCGGCTACAGCGGCACAAAAAACATCAATGACTGTTTGAGAAATAAAGTCGGATTTCTGTTCAATATGAAATGCGGGGTGTCAGGCAGTCTTACCCAGGAACTCATTGATGAAGAAAGGCTCAATCTCCAGGACTTAAACCGAAGAGATTGGTATACACAGGTCTTCCAGGTGACAAAGAAAATCAACTGGATTTACGAGCCTAGTCCTGTAAAAAACCAGAGATCCACAAAAAAGACACAGGAAACCGCGGAGCTTTACTGGCACATCTACTTCGATCGACAAATTGCTGAGAACGCCAGACAAGGATTGTTTGAGAGAATCGATCGCGTACAGGAAAAGATAGCCAACGGTAAGGCGCTCGATGAAAATGAACAAACCCTATTAGAAGAAGTCTTTGAAAAACATGAGCAGGACGACGCCGTCAGCTACACCGTCGACAATAAAAAAGTGGACCAAAAGCTCCGCTACAAAGGTTATAGGGTGCTCGTGAGCGATGAAATATCTGATGCCAGAAAAGCCTGGTGCGCTTACCAGGAACGATGGATCGTTGAAGATACGTTTAAAACGCTCAAATCTCGCTTGGGCTGCTCTCGAAATCGAGTCTCTGATAACGAGTCATTAACCGGCAAAACATTTGTGCAGTTCTTGGCGACCTCTATTGCAATGATCGTTAGAACGAGATTGAGAAAATACAGTGAAGAGTGCAAAAAGAACAGCGCACTGCCGATGGTTTACGACGGAGACTGCAGAGTTCTGGACTCTTTGAACAATGTGATGCAGACAAGATTCTGCGGAGGTTATTACTTCGGAGAGATCGCCGGTAAAAGAAGAAAGTTATTTGAAGCTCTCGGGGTTCCTGTTCCTGACGCTGAGCCCGAAAAGGAACAGGATTACGAAGACGAAGAAGAAACAGATTTCTAGAGAGGTCGCCCTTAGTTCAGAGGTCGACCTCTGCTAGATACTCTAAATCCTGCAATATTTCAGGCACAAGGAAAAAGCCTGACAACTCAACGTTAATCAGGCTTTCGAATCTTGGTGCCGTCGGTGAGACTCGAACTCACACGACTTTCGTCACCACCCCCTCAAGATGGCGTGTCTACCAATTTCACCACGACGGCTTAGCAATTAAATTTTTTGGTGCCTTCGATGAGACTCGAACTCATACGACTTTCGTCACCACCCCCTCAAGATGGCGTGTCTACCAATTTCACCACGAAGGCACTGTTTTCAACTCTTTCTTTCGTTTCCGTCTTCATCAGAACCGAAAGATGATATTCTACCTCGGAATTTGATTTTGTGCAGGCTTATTAGTGGAATCACTAGTATTAGTCGAAGGAGCTGGGGATGCAGGCTGAGCCGGAGCCTTCTGTTCAGTCGTAACAGTAGACAGAACGCCGCCTGCAGCAGGAGCCTTACGAACCTGACCGCCGAAGGTCAGCGCTAAAGTAGCGCAGAAGAAAATGGTAGAAGCAACAGCAGTAGAACGGGAAAGGAAGTTAGCGCTTCCCGTGGCTCCGAAAAGAGAACCGGAGGCACCGCCGCCGAAGGCTGCGCCCATGTCGGCGCCTTTACCGTGCTGAAGCAGCACTAAAACAATGATTGCAACTGCAGAAATCACCTGCAGAACAACCGCAACCGTAATCAACAAATGCATAATAAATTGTATCCAGTTATTAAATCAGCCCTATTCCGCTGGCGGCCTGGGCAATGGCATAAAAATCCGCAGCTTTCAAAGAAGCTCCGCCGACCAGGCCTCCGTCAATGTCATTGCAGGCAAAAAGCTCTGCCGCATTGGACGGCTTGACGGATCCGCCGTAAATAATTCTGAGCGCGGAAGCAGCTTGAGAATCCCGAGATTCTACACTATCCCTCAGTTCGGCGTGAACTAATTGAGCTTGCTGAGGCGTAGCGGTTTTGCCCGTTCCGATGGCCCAAACAGGCTCGTATGCCACCGCTCCGGTAACCAAGGCTTCCGGTCCGACCGCATCAAGAACGGCATTGAGCTGTCCGATCACTACATCGCTTGTCCGTCCGCTTTCACGCTCTTCCAAAGTTTCGCCGACGCAGACGATCGGACGCAGTCCGTGTTCGATGGCAATCTTGGCTTTTGCCGCAACGATTTCATTCGACTCGCCGTGATACTGTCTTCTCTCCGAATGTCCGACAATAACCCAGGGACATTTAACGTCAGCTAGCATACCTGCGCTCACCTCTCCTGTAAAAGCACCGGATTCGTGAACGGAACAGTCCTGCGCACCGACATTGATATCCAGTGCGCTTGTCAAAAACTTCTGCTGAAGATAGCGGATGTAGACAAAAGGCGGACACACGGCTAATTCGGTGCTCACGGGAGAAAATGTTGTGAAAACGTTTGTCCATTGGTCAATGAAATCAGCAGAACCATTCATCTTCCAATTGGCAATCACCAAACTTCTGCGCATCAGATAACTCCAATACTCTGTTGTAGAAACTAAATATCGAATTTTACTCGTTGTTTTGGGATTCGGATGGTTTCATCCAGATCACAGACGGCCCTCCGGAGCTCTTCCTGCCGTCGTAGCCTTCCTGGCAGTTGCCGGTCCGATTCAGCCACTTTCGCGACGAGCCGGAAAGATTCCAGCCAACCTCGCGCCCCTTTGAATTAATGCGTTCTTCGAGTTTCAGACCGAAGGTTTCCGGATCATCCTTTAGCCCTGGCTTCTTGTCGTACAGCTGATACCCTTCACGATATTGAAGCGGAGTGAGATTAGGCATGACGACATTGGCGCCGTAAGAAATCGCGGTTTCGCGCCCCTGAGGATCAAGAACCTGCATCGCTGTGGCTGCGGCAATGTTGATATTTCCCATCACCAGACGCGTGACCGCAAGCATGTTTAAAGAGAGCTGGAATAGCTTCTTATTTTCCGTCTGTCCGAGGGACTTCAGATCCCCGCCCTCGCTCATCAGATAAGGGCCCATTCCGATCATGTCAGCTTCGAGCTTCTGGTACAAACGAATATCCGAACATAAGTCTTCCAATTTCTGTCCCGGAATGCCGATCATCACGCCTGTGCCGACTTGATAACCGCACTCTTTAAGCCATTGAAGGCACTGCAGGCGATGTTCAAGCTGTTTGGACTTTTTGTGCAGAACGTTATGAAGAAAGTCAAAGAGCTCTTGGTTCGAGCTTTCAAAGCGAGCAAGATATCGAAGATTCTGTCGGTTGCCGCTGGCCTCCGCCCATTCTTCATAGACCTCCTTTGTCTGGTCTCCGAGACTTAATGTGATCCCGAGGCCGTTCGGAAGACTTTCTGAAACTGTCTTTCGATGAATCTCACGCAAACAATCTGAAATAAATGAGACAAACTTAGGATCATTACGCTCTCCGGCCTGAAGGCAAATGCTTCCGTAACCGTTTTCAGCAGCAAACATCGCCGCCTCCAAGATTTCCTCTTTCGAGAGCGTATAACGATGAACGCCATGATTATCTTTACGGATGCCGCAGTAACGGCAGTCAACCGTGCAAACGTTAGAGACTTCAATGAGGCCGCGGTA